TAACATTTTCCCTGTTAACGGTTGACAAAACGGACACGCTTTTAATTCGGTCATGACTTCATACCATTCAACACCATTAGCGTCATAGTTTGCTTTCTGAGCCTCTGAATATACCCTCGCCGATTCCGTGACTGCTAACCGTCTAGCGTATCCATAGGATACATCAAACTCTTTTTTAAGGCTGTTAATCAGAATGTTTGTTCCTTTACCTCTTAGGACAGTATCCGCAACGCCTTTCTTAACAATGTTTCTTAACTCGTTCTGTCTTTCCCAAACCCTAGACGACCACGTTGCGTCTTCAAAATTGGCATACACGATAGAGTCAGCAGATATTTTTGAAGATTCAAAACTTCCGAGTGTCATATTCAAAACACCAGCACTAAACAGATTTTCACGTCTGATTGATTCAATCAAGTGCTTATCAATGATTTCAAACTCACTCAAAGCTAAATCATACTGATGCAGCTTAATATTTGCTTGAAGCACTTCAAGACGACTTGTTTTCATCTTCAAGTTATACAATCTCATCAAGTCATTTTCTGCTTTTGTGAAATCCTCGCTAGTTACTTTCTGGCCACGTTCCCTCAAACGATCAGCGCGCTCGACTAACTGCTTAGCTTTAAACCCGACATTAACCATATCAAGCCTATCTGCTCGTTGTTTAGCTTCTAACTTTGTGATGCCTTCTTTATCGGCATACCGTTGCCAAAAGCTATCGATTTCTTTCTGAATATTGTTGGCGTGTTGTTGATAGATACCTTGTAATTGAAAAGCTACTCTCTTATCCGCCAACTCTCTGGCTTTTTCCTCGGCTCGGTATCTATCTTCCCAGTATTGGTTATTCAACATCGGCTACAACCTTCTTGCTTTCGCTCAATTCTGAGTCTGAGTAGATTTTTTGTTTTTCTAATCGTGTCTCAAGGTCGCTTACTGCCTCCTCTTCACGTTCCATTCTTTCAATCTCTTTTTGTGGGTCGTCAATGATAGATAAAACAGATAACTTAGTTTCCTCCGACACTTGACCGGATAACTGCCCAACAATTTGAGCCTCTTCAAGAATGTTTCGTGGCACGTTTCTAGTAAACGTGTAACTCAATCCTGTCCATGCGTCCTCGTATACAGTAGTTAAAGGAACACTAAACACGATTTTGTATAAACGGTTAAATGCGGATTGCATCTTTCTGTCTTTCATTCGAGCAAGATTATCCATAGCCTGTAATTTGAAAGCTAAAGCCGTACCAGACGAGTTACCGAACTCAGACTCAGACATATTGGCTACCATTGAGATAGCGAAAATAGACTCTTTTAATAAACTAATTAAATTCTCTTGCGTTGTATCTGAACTTGGTTTCTCAAGGAAAGCAACTTCTGGCAAAGCACCGTCGCCATTCTTCCATAGATTGAAAATTCTATTCTCTCTAATCTGACTAGCGTCTTCTTCCTGTAGCTCTACTCCTAATACTTTCAAATAAGCGTCCGCAAAGTAATCAACATCGTTCGCTTTCTCGCTTGCTGCTTTATTTAAAGCATTAATCAATGTTTTTACACTCTCGAAAATACTTTGTCGCTCTTCGTTCTCAATCAACTCAACTACTGGGATAGAGTTGTAAATGTGTTGAGTACGCTCGCCAAATCTAACTGTTCCTCCAGTCGTGAATGTAGCGTCAATAATTTCATCGTTTGTAATAACTTGTCCGATACCTTCTTGATTATTCTCGTTAAAAGTGTATCTAACGGCAAATAATGGTCTTTCCTCAATACTGTTATCATGGACGATAAACATATTAATCGGACTATTGTATGTCGCTCTAGTTCGTTTATATTCATCTTGATACACATAAATAAAAGCATGTCCGAACACGCTTGACATTTTCGCAAGCTCGAACTCTGAGTCTTCCATGTCGTTGATTTTACGAAAATCTGCGACAAACTCGTTTACGTTCTCGTCCTCATGTTTAATTTTAACTGGAACACCAATTTGATAGCCTGTAAACGTATCGACAATGTACTTCGCATAATTAAACACCAATCGATTGTCGGGTTTCCAGCTATCTTTTTTTGCCATTTTCAAAACTTCGTGCTGAGAGAGATACATATCCTCGCTCTCAATGTAGTTTTTAACTAACTTACTCATGTGTAACCTAACTGCCTCGGTTACGACTTCCTCAGTTATTACATCGCTTGTTGTCGTAATGACTTTCCGTTTATTAACAAAAACTTTTGCCAATTTTTAAAAACCTCCTTTAAATAGTTTGATGTTTGATTTATATATTCTGTCTTGCAAAGCGTATCTAATCGCATCGATGCAGTGATTATAGCTATCTACCGGCTCATTGATGTACTCATTTGTCTTCTTGTCTTTCTTCCAAGTATAATTTTCAAGTTCTTCAATCAGCTTCACACATCTTTCATCAACAATCCAATCGTACTGTAAGAGATACTGAATACCTTGCATGACTGACCCAGGACCTTTCTGCACATCAACAACCCGAGGGATTCCAAGGTTCCTTAATTCTTGATTCGATTTCTTTTCAGCACTATCTGCTCGTATCTGCTCTTTGGCATATCCAAGCGCTTTGATTGCTTCTGCTATCTTGTCATTCGTCAATCCTTTTTTTACAAACTCCTCAACAGCGTATAAGCGCTTGTTAGCATCGTCTATCCTTACATGAAGCAAGGCTGATGGGTCATTGATAAAACCGTAGTCAAGACCAAAAAAAGCTGGCAGGTGCGCCAACTCATCTTTATTAAGCAATCGTTTTTCATACTTAGGGAATACCAATTTATCAAGTGTCGCAAACTCACCTAAAGCATAAATCTTGTAGTACGCTTCGTTTCTGTTGGCCAGTTCCTCGATATTCTCTTTAGTCAAGTCGTCCAAAAAACGATTATCTTTATACGTCGTTTGATAAACCACTGTATTCTTAGGACTCTTCACAAAAAAAGCATCATATACCCAGTTAGCTTTAGATACCGGGTTAAACATCAAATAGATTTGTTTCTGTTTATGCACTTTATCCCTTAAACGCAACGTTAGTTGTGTGTAATCATCAAGCGTAAACTCAGACGCTTCTTCCATGACCACGTCGGAAATGCCTTTGATGGACTTAATTTTCTCTGGGTTATCCATCCCTTTGAAAATCAACTCCGCCCCATTCGGCAGTTCGATACGAAAAGCACTCATGTTAACCTTGCACAAATTAAGTATCCCAAAATAAGATAATGTTGCTTGCACATCCGCAAACACTGAGTCGCGTACCGTAGAAGCAACCTTACGCAACACTAATATTTTTCGTGGTTTGTTCCATGATTTGAGCGCTTTAAGAATTATCTTTTGAAACACTCCATGACTTTTGCCAGACGAAGCCCCTCCGTAATGCACCTCTGTGAAGGTGTCGTAGTCAAATAGATGTTCGTAGATATGCTTATTAAAAACACGATTAGGGCGATCGATGATGATGTTGATTTTCGGATTAGTCTTCGTCGTCATCCCAATCCCCTACTTTGATGTCGATATTCTTTTGAGTGATTTCTTGCCTATCCACGAACAAACCGTAACGCTTGCCAAGGTCAACCGCTGCACTCTTTCTCGTGGATACATTCGGTTTAGCATCCATGACTTTTTGATATCCGTCACCGTCAAGAACCAATAAAGGCTCTGTGATTTCGCCACGCATGACTGCCGTTAAAAACTCAAGCACTTCTTGCTGGTCTGCGACACGTTCGGACTTTAACTTTTCTAGTTGTTCATCTATATATGCTTTTATGATAGCTTTTGATAGCAAGCGACTTCCATTCACTTGAGCAACTTTATCTCGTTTTACGTTTGGATAAGCCTTTTTATAAGCCTGAGTAGCATTCAAACTGATGATGTACTCATCGGCAAATTTCTGTTGTTTTTCGGTCATCCCATTTTCCATCACCTCGTTTCATTGCATACAAAAACCCCTCGAGCTGGAGGACTCGAAGGGTAAAAAATTAAAGGAGTTTAAACCACGAGAAAAAAGAATATCTTTTTTTACATCTTTCCACATGATAACTATATCATAGAATCTTTAGTATTGTTTGGTACAGAAACACCTTTTTTAGTACAGATTAAATCTATTTTTTTAATAGCTTCATCATGAAGAATAAATAGTGTTGTTTTAGATATTTTCAATTCTTCAGCGATTTCATCCCAGCCTTTAGAAGAAATATATTTCATCCAAATGATTGTTCGTTCTCTAGAATTATCTAATTGTTCAATCGCTTGGATAAGTTGATATTTTAAATCAATCAATTTATCTACTTGTTCATTAATATAATCATTCAAATTGATGATTTTAACGTAAGCATCGTCTTTAAGGCCTACTTTCGACTCTTGCACATTCACTTCTTTTAGAGACGGAGATTTCAAGAAAGAATTATTCAATCGATCTAACTCTTCCATTTTTGTTTTTATTTCCAAATCGATTAAGCGAATTTGTTTCAATTGATGTTTAATTCCCATTTTTCACATCCTCTCTAATCCGTTTCATTAAGGTTGACCCGAACTCTTCCGTATTCGATAAATAATCAAAATACTGGCTGAGAAAGAACCGTTCGCAGTCCGTTTTTACGTTCCACGCTTCTCTATGATGCCTATTTCTAAAATGCTTCTCCTTCAGATTCCAATCCGATTTTACAATCCCTTTATGAAGCAAGTATCTTAAGGCTGTTTTATAATCATCAACAGCTCTTTCGATAATTCCAGCGCATATTCCGTAATAACCTCTACTGTCCATTATTCACCTCACAATAGAGCTTCTAACTTATCGATTTGAAAACCACTCCAGGATTTAGAATTGTCGCTTATTTCGTCATCGATAGCCACCACTGGAAGAGTTTGCCATCCATAATGACTCAGCAACTCCAACGCTTCTGGATTTGCCTCGATGTCTATTGTTTCAAAAGGAATCTTGTTCTTAGTAAGATAGATTTTTGTCATTTCGCATTGCATGCAATTTGGTCTAGAATAAACTGTTAACATCAAAATCCTCCTTATCGACAGATATGCCTATCAAACTATTCAAGCTAAAACTAGCTATTTTCTTTTTACCATCAGACGCACTTATATACTTAAATGTAACCATGCCCGTTATATACGAATCTTGTTTTATATTAGTTACATTCTCAAATCTTAGTGTTTTTCCATTTTCTAAATATAAAGTAAGTTCCATTTTTACATTCTCCTTTTCTAATTCCTAAAAATATCTTCAATCCATTCGATTGCTTCAGTAATAACATCCCCAATCCAATTAACGATATAGGCGATGATAGGAGCAAAACCGAAGAGTAAGAAAAACAGGATTAAAGATATAAGCACTATTAAAACCATGCTAAATACTGTCATTACAAAACACATCGTTATTCCTCCAATGACTTTTCTCTAAGTCAAAAATCTGCTGTAATACTTCATCTCTGGTTTTTTCATTCAATCCACGGATTACGTCGTTTGTGATTGGTGTTGCATAATTGATGCCCCAATTACCCTTTTTGTAAAATTCCAATACTGCAATTTCAATGCTAAAGTAAATATGCTTAAAATCGATTACACTTGCACCGTATCCGTTAGGAAACTTGTAAATTGTTTGTGGATATCCTACATCGTTTTGCACTTCGATGTAGTCTTTGAATTTGTCACTGTAAGTTAGATCCATGTTATTCCTCCTCTTCTTCAAAACAATATGGATATTCTTCGCTTTCTATCTTCATACCTTCTCTAAGTCCTGCCAAAGTATAATTTGATTTCTTCTGTTTCCCACGGTCCGCTCAAACCTATTAAATCAAACACTTTTCTAACATTTTCACCACTTACATGT